CCGCCGAAAGCACTTGCACCGATGCTCTCAACGCCTTCAAGAAAATTGGCTGCTTTCAGACTTGTGCATCCTGCAAAAGCATTGTTTTTTACGGTGGATACGGTTGTAGGGAACTGGACATTTTCCAAATTAGTGCATGAATAAAGGCTATATGAACCGATTTCCGTTGTCCCCTCCGGAATCACGACCTCTGTCACAGTGCGGTCGATGATGCCTTTCAGCATCGCAGGAGATGCCATTTCATCAAGAGATGCACCTACAATGTCAAAGATCGCCTCCGCATTCGTCTGCGCATCACCCGAGCCGCCCAACGCCTTAGAAATCACGTTCAGCGCACTGAGATTCGTGCTGGACTTGCTCGCATCAGCACCCAGACCCTCCGCAAGCTTTTTTAAATTTTCGAGATTTGTCATATGTTTTCCTCCTCATCTTCATTCGCACTCTTCAGCCGCTTAATCATCCGTGCCGCCCACTGCGCATCCGGATTGACAGCGGCGTAGTTTTCGAGGATGGACACCAGTTCCATCAGGACGATATACGCAAACACCGCAAATGCCGTCACCACGCCTGCGATCTCCGCAAGCTCCGCCGCCTGATAATACTGCCCCAGCGCATGGATGCCGATATCCAGTCCGCAGGCTGTCAGCATCACAATCAGCTCGCCGAGCTTGTTCATGCCGCCATGCCGCATCTTCTGGCTGTTGACCGTGTTTGTGCAATAGGCCTTGATGTAGCCCGTTGCAAAATCTGCGATCGCAAGCCCCAGCACGATCAGAATCATAATCATATACTGCATATTCCCACCTCCTAACTATTAACTATCCAGAATCACAAAGCCACGGGTGCACAGGTACCGCTTGCCGTCCATCTCGGTTACCATCGGTGCGGCCACCTCTGCAAACTGTCGCTGCAAGGGCTGCCAGACATGCTGCAGGCTGCCGGTCTGCGTGTAGATGGGACACAGCGCTGTACAGCCGGTGACGCTGTCGGCATTGTTCAGGTATACGTTATACGGTGCCGGTGCGGTGTCCGCTGCCGAAACAGCCCACAGGCCATAGGTGGACTCGGAGTAACTCATACCCTGTGAACCGTTATGCCGCTGTGATCTCTTGTCCATGGTATACAGTGCCAGTGCTGTGGCACCGCCCGTATCCTTGCAGATCACCACGCCGTTATTTGTCTGGCTGTGTGGCACGAGCAACAGGGCGTTGCTGCACACATAGACGCTGTCGGTGTAGCCGGTGGAGCCATAGCCCGCATAGAGCTGGGTGGTGCTGGCGTCGGGGTGGGTGATGGTAAAGCCGTAGTTTGTCGATGTACCCGTACCAAGGATATCCGCCCAGATGCGCAGAATCTCGGTACCGCCCACCTTGCAGCTGATGCTCTGGTTGGTGTCGCCCTCCACAAGCTCAACGCTGTCAAAGTAAGCGGGCACGGCGTGTGTCTGCAGGATGTCGAGCAGGGGCGTCATGTCCTGGGCGGTGGTTTGTGCCGTCAGTTTCGTGATTGCCATTAGGTTGCCTCCTCTGTCATGGTCATGATGCCGCTGAGAACATCGGGGATGGGTGCAATCCGACTCGCTGCCGATGCAGCGGCGGGGTGGGGGAGGGTGGTGCCTGAGCTCTCCCCTGCTGCCGTTCCGAGTGCAAACTCAAAATCAATGCGGCCGATTACAAACTCACTCATACAGCACCTCCCAGCGGGACGGGATGGAAATACAGTCTGCCCATCAGCTTGCGGTGCACCTTTTCGCCCTTGCGCAGTGCAAAGTGCATCCGGTAGCCGCCCCGCAGTCCGGCTGTCGCACTGCTCAGCACGGTCACCTCAAAGGCACCGTCCACAATCTCGCAGTCGAGCGTCAGCACCGCATCCGCAGGTCTGTCTTCCGAGGCAAGCAGCAGCTGCATGCTGCAGCCTGTCACATCGAGGCGTGTGCGCTCCCCGTCCTGCTCCACCACCGGCACGATCCGGAACGGCCCCAGTGTGTCCCCTGCCAGTGCCTCACTATAGGGGAGTTCTTTGTAGAATTTCAAACTATGTGCCTCCTTCCAGAGCGGCAATACGCTCTTTGATATTGGTCAGCTCTTCTTTCAGCTCGTCACACAGAATGCTCGTGCAACTTACTGAGCCGCTGGCTGTGATGCTCGTGCAACTTACTGAGCCGCTGGCTGTGATGCTCGTGCATCGCATCAAACCGTCGGAAGAAAAATGTGCTGTGCTTTGCCCGCCCCGATAAAAGAAAATCGCACCCGCTTGTGCAACAATTTCCGCACCCGTACTGTCATTCGACAATCTCCATTCAAGTGGGGCATATTTTGCATGCCACGCCCCGCTGTTGAGCTCAATGACGCTGTAGGTCTCATCTCCCGTGTTGATATGGATGCTGCCGCCGGTGATGTTGATGCTCTCGGCAAAGCAGTTGCCGTCCGGATCCACACGGAACGTCCCGTCGCCGTTCGTGATCTCGATGCCCCGCAGCACGCCCGCTGTGATAAAGTCCGCCACAATGGCACCGTCCATGGTGATGGCCGTGCCGTATGTCCCGTCATAGCCGGTGCTGCTGTAGCCAAAACCGCCCGTATTCCACCGCCAGACCTTCTGCGCAGTCGCCTTGTCAGGGGTGTCCATGACGAGGAGCTCATTGCCGTTCACGACGACATAGCCCTTGATGCCCGCCTGAATGAGGGCGGTGGCGTTTTCCTTGGCAAGCGTCAGGATTTCGGTGCGCTGCTGGGGAGCCTCATACTTGATATAGTTCGCTGTCCGGACATTCAGGTCGGTCAGTGCCTCCTGCTTGTCACCAAACTCGAGGGCGGGGGCGTAGGGCTTGTAGATGTCCACCGTGCGCTTGTAGATGCGCAGCCACTCATCCACGCCCATGACGGGATTGCGCACCGGATGCGTATTGCAGAGCCGGAAGGCTGCCGGATCCAGTCCGATCGTGGAGAGATCGAGCGCCTCGACACGGTATGCCTTTTTGATGCGGTTATTCTGTGCGAGGTACTCCCTGCCCCGCTCCATGAGTACGGCGGGGTCTGTGACATCGTCAAACTCGGCCACACCGCAAAGGACGCCGTATTTTTCCAGAGCCGTCACATCGTCGATATACGGGCAGTTCATGTTCACGCCCGCAATGGTCAGGCGTTCCTCCGTCTCGTCGCTGAGCCTTGCACCAAGGGGCATGAGACGGGTGATCATGGAGGTGGCATCCTGACTGCGGGAGAGGGATTTCATATTCTTCGTCAGCTCGATCGCCACGGATGAGCGCACGCCGGATGCCTTCAGGTAGTCCAGATACCGCACGCCATCCACATGACGGATGGACAGCTCACCGCCGAGCACATCCACAAGATTCGCCTTGATTTCCTCGAGTGTCCTGCGCCCGAGGGTCTTCACGGGCAGCACGCCATGGATGTCGCACTGTCCCATCCTGATCTGCTGCGCCTCAGCCACAAGGGCATTGTGGCGTGCGAGTACGGAATTGAGGAAAATGAGGATGTCCACCGTGCCATAGTCCATGTAGAGCAGGCAGGAGTCGCAGAGATAGCCCAGCTCTCCCTCACAGGTGACGGTTTTTCCGATGACGCCGTTCTGGTTCATGGTATCGCTGATCCGAAGCACACGGCCACGGAATTCCGCTTCGCCAGTCTTGGTGTTGGTCAGCGTGACAAAGGTTTGCATCTCACGGAGTGCGTCATAGCAGGTGTTCTGGGGATATACGCTAAAAGTAAAGGCAGGAATCAGCCCCGCTTCTTCGGTGAGCTGGCCGGATGCCGCACGCTGGAGACTGTCGGGAGACAGCTCGTGGAGCTTCTGCGTGGTCACGCCGTTTCTGATATCAATTTCGTACATCAGATGATGCCCTCCTCCTGTGCGAGCTGGTCATTCATGTATCGTGTCCAGCCTGCCTGATCGTTATCGTAGTTGCCTGCACCTGCAAGGGCGGCAAAACGCATGATGTTGTTGGCATCGACCGCATCGAGGACGCCGTCCCCGTCAGTGTCGGCAAGGGCTTCCTGCTCCGGTGTCAGGCCGGAGGGATTGCCCGCCCCGATCTGAGCGGCCGCTGCCAGCGCAATGGCACCGTCATTGGCGTCCACAATGCCGTCGGCGTTGAGGTCTGGGTAGCGGCTGGTGGAGGGGGTGGAGGGGTAGCGGGGATATGCATGCGGTTCAGCCGCAAAAGTCACACTGATCTTGTACAGGTTGTTCTGCTCTGTGATATTCACATCCGTGGCTTCTGCCATGTAATAAATATCTGGCTCCATGTCGTCATAGAGCTTCTGATATCCGCTGTAATCCAACCAATTCCGGATGCAGCGGATGCGATTCCGGGCTTCCGTCCCATTGTCGCACAGGAATACCAGCACATATTTTAATGTACGTTCTCCATAGGTCTGTGCGCCGCAGATAGTGCTGAAATTGTACACTGCATTGCTGTGGGGCACCCGCTCTGTAATGCGGTTCTTTTTGGCCTGCCCGATGTTCCTTGATGCCACACGGCACCGGAACGCCGACCACGAATGCAGACCATTCACTTCGATTCCGATCATTTTGCAAGCCCCCTCTGTTTCAGTACGAGATTCACACCCTGCTGCATGTCCACCTTGGTTGTGACGGCATCGGCAACGATTTCCTCACCGACCTGCAACTGGATGTAATAATTGACAACAGGCTGCTCCCCTTCCACAGTGTCAGTGGGATCCAGCGCAGACAAATGCTTTTCCGGCTGAACAGTAAGCCCGTTTGCGATTTCAAAAAGGCGCCGCTGCTGTGCCTGCGTCAGCACCATCTCCCCGCTTTGCGCAAGGATGGGCACTTCTGCTCCCATTTCATAATCGATGATGCCGCCCGTGTGGAATTTCGGCAGCTTGACCACGGGGATGTTGGGGATGGCGTCAATGCCGAATTTGCCGGTCACCATGTTAATGCCATTGATGGACGCATTCAGCATCCCGACAAGCAGATTCAGCACTGTTTCTGCAATCATAGGCAGCCCGTTCATGGCGTTTTCGAAAATTTTCCCAGCACTTGCCCACATGGTCTTCCAGTCCCCCTCAATGATGGCATTGATGAGATCAGCTGCCGCCGCCCAAGAGTCACCAAGCATGGCAATGATCTCCATGCAGTCCTCAATGACAGGCATGACCATCTCAATGGCGGCTTTCAGGGAGATACCGAGGTATTCGGCCAGGAGCTCGATGATGGGGACAAGGTCCTGAATGACAGGAGCAAGTTCTCTCAAAATATCAACCAGTATCGGGATGAGCATCTCTGCCAGATCCAGAAACACAGGAAGCAGTGCCATGACAACATCCAGCAGGGGCGGCAGGAGGTCAGTAATAAGGGTTAGAATTTCCTTGGACAAGCCTGTAAGAAGTTCCGTCAGCCTTGGCAGAATATCCGTTTTGAATTCTTCAAAAAACGGTTTCAGTGATTCGCCGATGTTTTTCAGCTCCGGCAGAAGCGTTTCGATCAGATAGGGCAGGAGTTCTCCGCTGACCAGTTTCTCGAACTCTGCTGCCAGTGGTTCAATCGCTTCTTTGGCAAGGGTTAGAATCGGGTCGATCAGGTCCAGAAAACGCTCTGCAATGGGGCCAAGCGAATTTTCCAGAAGCGGCAGAATCTCTTCGAGCAATTCGTTCAGCACCGGAATCAGGGCCTCGCCGATCGGCAGGATGACCATTTCCAGCGTGCGGCTCAATGCCTCAAACATAGATCCGAGGTCGTCATATTTGACCTCATTGATCTTACCGAGGGCGTCCTCTGTGTTGTAGATGCCACTGCCGATCTCGTTAAGTGCCGTCACGGCATCCGTTCCCAGATCCTCCCACATTGAGCCGAACAGTGCCACGCCTGCGGTGTTCTGTGCGAGGGGATCATCCAGTGCCCCGAGTGCTTCCACCGTCTCATAGAACGCAGTCTTTGCTGCATCGCCGCCGAGTGCGAACTTGGCACTCATGGCATCGGCACTGAGCCCGACTGCCTCGAAGCCTGCGGTTGTCCCATCCGAGCCATCAATCGCTCTGATGGAAAGTTCTTTGACTGCATCGCCGATCTTATCAAGCGACCATGCACCGGATTCTGCGCCCTTTTCCATGATGTGGAACATGTCGTCCGCAGTAAAACCGAACTTTGCAAACTGCACGGAATACTCGGAAATGCTGTCAATCAGTTCATCGGAATAGTCAAGACCATTCTGCGCACCCGCAGCAATCAGCCCCATGGCATTGTAGCCGTTGATGCCGAAGCTGTCCATCATGGCCTTGGCAGCACGGGTGGTCTCGACAATGTCATACTCAAATGTGTCATTGAGCATGATAGCCGCTTCCGTAACACGGGTAAGATCGGCGTCGTTCATGTCGCCAAGATTCTTCCTGACAAGTGCAAGTGATGCCGCAATATCCTCAAAGTTCTCGCCGAAATTGTCGGTATAGATGTCCTCCATAACCGCACGATACCGGTCCATATCCTCCACAGCCACATCTGTGGAGGCAGTGAAGCTGTTCATGGCCTTGTCAAGATCATTCGCCACATTGACTGCTGCCACGCCTCCGGCTACGACTGCCGCTCCCACGGCAAGCACCGTACCGCCGGCTACTTTTCCTGCTGTTCCGAGTGCCCCGCCGACAGAACTGAGGGCATCGCTGAGGCCGCCTTCTGTTTTCTCTGCGACCTCTTCGGATGCTTTACCGACCTTCTCCAGTTCTTCACGGTAGTTCTGCAGTTCCTGCTCCGTGGCAATGATCTGTCGCTGGAATGCCCGATATTCTTCGTCAGGGATTTCTCCTGCCTGATAGGCTCTGTCAACTTCCTGCTGCTTTTCCTTCAGATCGTCAAGCTCTCGTGTGGTCTGTTCCACAGCCTCAGCAAGGACTTTCTTTTTCTGGGCGGTCAGAACCGCATTCTTGCTGTTCTTTTCCAGCAGCTCATTGATATCATCCAGCTCTTCCGCAAAGGATTTTGTTTTCTTTCTGGTTTTTTCGGTCTCATCGCCGAACCCTTTGACAGGATCCGATGCACCGTCTGCTGATTCGCCCAGTCCCTCCGCCGACTCTGCAGCGGCATCCGCAGCATCTGCGATGGCTTCTGCGGCTTCTCTCATGGCTCCGGCCATGCTGTCTGCTGCTTCCTCTGCGGCATCCTCCACGACCCCGAGGGTGTTTTCTACAGTCCCCGCCGATCGTCTTGCCGCCTGTTCAGATTCCTTCAGATCCTTCTTCAGATCACTGGTGTCAGCACGGACACGATAGACAACCTCGCCGTCTGCTGCCTGATTTTCCGGCATAGCATCACCTTCCTTTATGCTTCAGCTCTTGCCTTCAGTGCATCTGCAAGACCTGCAAGACCCCTGCGGAAATTCTGCTCCCGTTCCTCCTGCGAGATATCGAGGGCATAGTACTGCTTGAGGGAAATCAGGTTTGCGATGTACTCGCCGTTGTGCTTATTGGCATGCGGGATTGGTTCACGACGGATGCGCATGACCTCCCGCATTTTTGTTTTCTCAGACAGGCCTTGGAACAGTGCCATAAACTGCCACCAGTGGAGGTTGTCCCGCTCAGTAGTCAGGTCGATGCCGTAATCTGCCATGAATGATGCATAGATATAGGCTCCATCCTGCAGAAAATCTACACAGCGAAGCCCCTGATGTTCCGTTTTCTTCGTAAAGCTGATGCATTCATCGAAGATTGCAGACAAGAGATCCGGCGGCGGATTCTTGTCCCTGCAGAGCATGGCAAGGGCAAGCGTCTGTTTTTCCCTGTCAAACAGCACAGGATCCTTCAGCAAGGCGAGCACTTCAAGCACGGTATTGAAGGCGAGTCTGAGACGCCACCTTTTCCCCTCGAAAACAATGCTGTCAGGGAGCGTCCTAGTGAGATCAAACATCATAAGCCGATCTTTCTGCGCTGACGGCGGTTCAGACATGTATTGTTTGCAAGGATCTCCCTGCGGCTCTGCACATAGCGTTCCACCGCAGGCTTGATGCAGTCAAACACAAACGGCAGCAGTGCTGCCGTCATGTCCACATAGGAGCCCTTAAAGTAAGCAAGGATCCTCTCCACGGCCTCCTCACCGCAGATGAGTGTAAACAGATCCCCTGCAGCCTTCTCAAATGATGCCATATCCCCTGCCTGCTTAGCCTTGGCGAGTGTCAACTCAAGTCTGCGGTAATCCCTTGCCATCGCTTCGGGGTTGATATCAATGTGGATGATCATTGCGGGATGATCGGACTCTGCCATCAGTTCCAGATCCTCCACAATACGCTCCGGTCTCTTGATCTGATATGCCATAGAAATTCTCCTTTTCGTTAAAATATAAAAAGCACCCCTTTCGGAGTGCTTCTGTTATTCAGTTTCCGTCACAACCTCCGGCTTGCCATTGAAATGGATTTCCAGAGACACAGCGGTGGCATTGTTGGCTGCACCGCCCGAGCGGGTGATCTTGGCAAGCGTCACAGGACAGGTAATCACTGCGCCGTCCGGACAGTACATCCTGATATCGGTCTCTCTCGCCTTGCCCCAGTTGTAGTAGACGGCGTCACCGAACATATAGTCCTGTGCGGGATCGCCGACCATGCGAACACCGGACAGTGTCACAATGAGCTGGCCGCCGGTCACAAAGCTGGAACCATAGCCGCCGTCGCCCAGGAAGGAACCCTGATAGAGCACCTCGTTGAGTGCCTCGGACACATTGTCAAAGCCCTTGGCGACCTCAGCCATTGTGGCTGTATCGCTCTCCGGTGTTGTGTTGATTTCAAACCGATAGTCATAGTTCAGCGAAATATCGGGTTTTACATTTTCCGGCATTTAAAAGTCCTCCTTGTTGTAGTATTTCAGGTTGATGATACACGAATAGACCCAGAAGTCACCATCCCGTGAGACATAATTCGGATATGTGGACACATGGACATGGTAGATACCATGGGGATGGTGTCTGGTTCTTGTAAGCTTGCCGCAGATGCCGCACAGCTGATCGAGTGCGTCCCGCTGCCCCTTGGATTTGCACAAAAAAAGCAGCGACGCATTGTCACTGCTGGTGCCGTCGAGATAGGTCTCTCCGGACGATGCAGGGGCAGGCTCGACGGAAATGCCGCCCTTTGCAGGCAACTGGCCGATGGATGCGCCCGTGAGCCTCGCTGCGTATTCCAGTATGGTTCCGAGCATATCAGCCCTCCTTTGCTGCCTGCCGCATGGCTGCACGGAATGTCTCAAGCCACTCCTTGCCGTGCTTGCTGTGTGCATACTGTGCCCAGAGCTTGCGGCGGCCATTGGCAAACTGGTATTCCCGCTCCGGATCGCTCTTCACTTTCTTCACACCCTTGCGGGAATATGGCTGGTCATCGATGAAGAAACAGGCTTTTCCGGTTTCCGGATCCACCATGACCACGCCATAGTACAGAGCCCTTGCATAGGGTTCTGTCCAGCGGATAATTCCTTTTTCCGGTTCAGAAAAGGTCAGACTGCTGTTGATGAGACCGTCCTGATCCTTCGGGCAATATTTGTTGCTGTCCTCCAGTGCCTTTTCCGCAGTGATGTACACTGCCTTGTCCGCCGCCTTCTGCAGCTTCTTCTCGATTGCACCGAGATTGATGTTCATTCTCACATCCATCAGACAAGTCCCACCTCCAGATGATGCAGCCGTGCTCCGTCATAGAGCGGCTCAACGGTTTCGACACGGTATTCTGTGCCGTTCCACAAGAGCTTCTGTCCCACCTCGAACTGTACACCCTGCGGAGCACTGTTCCGGCAGTCATAGAACAGCATCACCGACAGTGTGCACTGCCGGTTCTGCTTATC